CGATGATTGACCCCGATCCGTCAGTATTAAAACCTGATCCGTCAGATAAAAGATCTTCTTGTCCGGACGCTTCGCAACCGGACCCGCAGACGGCTGAACAGGATTTTTTAACCCGACACCCTGACGCGGTTGTGTTCAGTGCGAAAAAACGCCAGTGGGGAAGTCAGGAAGATTTGGTGTGCGCACAGTGGATCTGGGGACGAATCGTGAGTCTTTACGAGCAGGCGGCCAGCTATGATGGCGAGATCACTAGACCGAAAGAACCCAACTGGACAGCATGGGCCAATGACGTTCGCACAATGCGGATGCTGGATGGCAGAACTCACAGACAAATTTGTGAAATGTTTGGGCGTCTCCAGCGGGATTCGTTCTGGGTAAAAAACATCATGAGTCCGGCAAAACTCCGGGAAAAATGGGATGAACTGGTTATCCGCCTGGGGCGTTCGCCTGCGCAGCGTTGCGTGAATCACATTTCTGAACCGGACACTGAAATACCGCCGGGATTCAGGGGGTGACGTGTCATGAAAAACATTGCGGCAGGCGGCGTTCTTGAACGTATCCGAAGACTGGCTCCGCCACATGTAACCGCCCCATTCAGAACGGTAGCGGAGTGGCACGAGTGGCAACTTGCTGAAGGCCAGAAACGTAGCGAGGAGATCAACCGCCTGAATCGCCAGTTGCGGGTGGAAAAAATTCTGAATCGCTCAGGCATCCAGCCGTTGCACCGTAAATGCTCGTTTGCGAATTACCAGGTGCAGAACGACGGTCAGCGATACGCGTTGAGCCAGGCGAAATCTATAGCTGATGAACTGATGACCGGATGCACAAATTTCGCGTTTAGCGGAAAACCTGGTACCGGGAAGAACCACTTAGCAGCAGCTATCGGGAATCGCCTGCTGAAAGACGGTCAGACAGTGATTGTGGTTACCGTGGCTGATGTTATGAGTGCCCTCCACGCCAGCTATGACGATGGGCAGTCAGGCGAAAAATTTTTGCGGGAACTGTGCGAAGTGGATCTGCTGGTTCTTGATGAAATTGGCATTCAGCGCGAGACGAAAAACGAGCAGGTGGTACTGCACCAGATTGTTGATCGCCGGACAGCGTCGATGCGCAGCGTGGGGATGCTGACAAACCTGAACTATGAGGCCATGAAAACATTGCTCGGCGAGCGGATTATGGATCGCATGACCATGAACGGCGGGCTATGGGTGAATTTTAACTGGGAGAGCTGGCGTCCGAATGTCGTCCAGCCAGGAATTGCGAAGTAATTTTTACCGGGAGAAAAATTTAATGGAGACTGTTTTTGACGCACTGAAAGCAATGGGAAAAGCCACATCCATAGAACTTGCTGCGCGACTTGATATCAGTCGTGAAGAAGTGCTGAACGAACTATGGGAACTGAAAAAGGCTGGTTTTGTTGATAAAAGCGCGTACACCTGGCGTGTGGCTGATAACAACGTTCAGCAGGAACAGCCAGCGCAGGCAGAACTGCCGGAAGAAATCACCACAGCAACAGTAGCGAAAATCTCAGAGTGCGATTTAACCGCGACGATTGAACAACGAGGACCACAAACGGCTGATGAGCTGGCTACATTGTTTGGTACCACATCACGCAAAGTGGCTTCAAC